CAGGGCAGCCTCCAAAACATTGAGATTGATCCTGCCGGTGGCAGTTCATACCTCAACCTCGTATGTCTTAGGACATCATCAGTTAACACCACATTGGATACAACCACCGAGCAAACAAACTGCGGTGTTTTGACTTCAGTTGGTGAGCCTTCTATGACCGTAGACTTTGATGCAATTTGTGAAGTCGCTCCAAGCGTTTCTCAGATTTCATACGAGGATTTGCTTTCAGCTGCGGTTAACAAAACCAAGATTTCAGTAAGGGTTCAGAATCCTGTAGTTACCGGTTCTTCTGCTGGTGCCACTTACTACCATCAGTTCAGCGGTTATGTCAGCGATTTGACACTGAATCAATCAACAACTGAATTCATCAACTTCTCAGGAACTATCTCATCTACTGGTACTCTTGACATCACTGCTTAATTATGAACTACTGCACTTTAACTATTGATTCGAAAAAGATTGGACTTAAATTTGGAATGGCATCCTTCAGATATCTATCTGAGGGAAAACTGGTAGAAGGAAAGAGTTTCAACGGAAACGAGATTAACGAAATTGGAATTTCGCATATTCTTTATAGCGGATATTATAACAACTGCCTTGTAAAGGATGCAGAACCTGAATTGACCTTTGAAGACTTCGTTAACTACGTTGAGAACTCTTTGATACGCAATAATGATGAGATCATGAATGCCATGAAGGTATGGAGTGAGAACGATTTCATCAAACAAGCGCAACCGACTACCGAAACGCCAAAAAAAAAGAGTTCACCTGGGAAGACATCGAAGCGTTCTGCTTCGGTGAAATGATGCTGAGACCTCGTGAGTTCTATGAGACATCTCCAAGACATCTCAGTCTGATGATGCGTGGATATGAGGAAAAGAAGGTAGATAGTTACCGTCAGACAAGGCTTTTGATGTTTACTCTTGTAAGGTTACTTGGAGACCCTAAAACGGCTCCGAAATCGCCTGAAGGACTATGGCAATTGCCAGGGGATGAGGTAAATAATGGGATGTCAGATGACGAGTTGCGGGATATTTTTAAACGTTTGGCAAAATGAATGAAGGGTTAGTTTTTAAGATAGGTGCTGATATTACGCAGTTTTCTGCGAGTATATCAGACGTTGAAAAAGAACTAAAGACACTTCGTGATACCCTAAAGACTGCCACAGGTCAGGCGATTGTAGATACAAATAAGAATATTGCTGCTTTAGAGCAGACACTTGTCAATCTAAAGAAAACAGGACTTGATAAGTTGCCAGCGGCTGCTGCTAATGGAACTGCTGCATTGAGTTCATTGGGTAATGTTGCAAAAGATTTACCGTTTGGATTCATTGCAATACAAAACAATATCCCTGCTGTATTTGAATCTTTCAGTGCATTAACAAAACAATCAGGTAGCGTTGGTAACGCTTTAAAATCATTATTTTCTACATTAGCAGGCCCTGCCGGCATTGCTTTTGGCGTAGGTGTTGTTACTGCTGGAGTTACAGCATTGATTCAGAAATATGGGTCTTTATCAAAAGCAATTGATGTAATTTTTGCATCAAATCAACAACTTGCAAAACTTCAGCTTGATTTTAATAAAGCAATTGCAGATACTACAGGAAACCTTGCTGCTGAAAACGCAAAGGTTGATATTTTAACAAAGAGTTTATTAAATAATCAAACTCCGCAAAAGGATAGGATTGCAGCTTATAATGAACTAAAAAAAGTTGCTCCTGATGTAGTTGCAGGAATAAAAGAAGAGAATATTGGAACTCAGGCATCCAATATATTGATTGAGGCAAATGCAAGTCTTCGTCAGCAATCTATTAGATTAAAGATTCAGGAAGCTGGTATTAATGAAGTACTTGCTAAAAATTCCGCAGATCGTGCGCAAGCAGAATTTACCTTAAATGAGTTATCTGCAAAAAGGCTTGCATTAATTGAAAAAATACGTAAAAATGAATTTAAGCCTACTCCTACAAATCAATTTGATATTAGAATATCACAACTTTCAGAATTAGAGGCACAAATTGTAAGCCAAGCCAAGGTTGTTGATAATCTTTATGGGATAGAAAATAAATATTTAAAGCAGCTTGAACCTGTTACATTAGGAATTACAAATATAAATGAACAGACAAGGTTAAGAATTCAGGATTTAAAAGACCAAGAGAAAAAAGAACAAGAAGCAGCAGATGCTTTAAAACGAGGCGCAAATGCTGCAAAATCATATAAATATGAGTTGCAGAGTCTAAAAGATATCAGACTCTCTCCAAAACAACTAAATGTTCAGTCAAATATTGACAAACTGCAAGAACTTGCAAATATTGTTCTGAATGTTACTGCAACCGAAAAAAAGAGAGCCGAGGCGTTAAAGCAGTTGCAAGCCATTGACCCTAAGCTATTTCAAGGACTAACAACGCAGAAAGGCTCATATGAAGCCTTGAAGGCTGCCATTGATGTGCTGAATGAAGGATATCTGATTGAACTTGATTATTACAATAGGATTGCGAAGTCAGAGCCTATTGTAGACAAATTTGCTTTGGCAAATCAAGGTCTCAAAGAGTTCAATCAGAATCTATTTAACACTATACAAGTTTATGACCGTGAGACGGCTAAACTGAAACCTATTGGTGTAACAATTACGCAAACTCAAGGCAAACTGACTCCAACGCCTGAGACTCCAATAGTACCTCCAGCATTGCCATCAGACATATCAGATATCATAAATAAGTTTGCAGCAGATACAAATAAGGCAAAACTTGTGCTTGATGACTTCAAGAAACAAGCCAACCTAACCGCTGCTTACAATCTGATTAACGATACATTTTTTAGTCCTTTGCAGGATTTGTTCAGCACATTCTTATCAACCGGCAAACTTGCCTTCGCTGACTTCGGAAAGGCAATCCTCAAAGCCATTCAGCAAATAGTGGCTAAAATCATCGCAACGGGTATTATTACACTACTTGCAAATATATTCCTTCCAGGTATTGGCGCAGCAGGAGCCGCAGGCGGTAAAGCAGCAGGTGGCCTTGGAAGTTCATTGCTAAGTGGAATAGGTGCAGCTTTTGGATTTAATTTAGGAGGTTCAGTTGCCGCCCCTCAATTCGCAGGAGTTGGAGGTGGTACAATGGGGATGAGTGGTTCAGTGAACGTAGTTTTGAGAGGTTCAGATTTAGTGGGTTCAATTAATCGTACAAACGCAACAATTTCACGAGTTGGCTAAAGCGGAAAAATATAATATAGAATTTAAAACACCTGACGGGACTACTTGTACTGTCAGATTTGCTTTTGAAGGATTTACAGGTTCACCTACAACTTTGACAGGTGGGCCTCGCCCATTTGTGCTTCGTGAGTTTAACACTGATGATGATTTGTTCAAGCCAATTCGTCCTCAGATGGCTGAAATTGAGATATTGACTAATTCATCAGGAGTAACTATAGAAGACTTCTATGCTGACAACGACTCCGACATATTGGTTTCATTTACCATTGGTTTAATATACTATTGGAATGGATACCTACTTCAAGATGACTTCCAAGAGAATTGGAGTGATCAAAACCATATTATAACCGTAAGGGCAACGGAAGGCTTTGGATATCTTAAAAATCAGCAGTTAAGTGATGGTGGTTTAGAATTGCAAGGTTTATTTACTCCGAAGGATATCTTGGGGTATGCCATTGCAGGAACATCAGCTAATTTTTTTAGGCTTCGTGAGTTCAATAATTTGTATCACGATTCAATGACTACTACTTTACAATCTCCATTAGATCAATGCTATATAAATGCCAAGACATTTGCCACAGAGGCTAATCAATATGAGGATTGCTACACCGTAATTGAGAAAATAAATAGGTCTTGGAATCAGACCATTTTTATGTGGAGGAACTATTGGGTTATTATGCGAATGGAGGAATTATATACTCCGCCAACTAATAACTTAAGAGGCTTATATTTCAATTTGGGAGGCCCATATGCTATAAATACAAGATATGATATAAATGTAAGTAGCACATCTGATGTGAAGTCTATTGAGCCTGGAATGATTAAAATGATTCGTAAAAAGACGAAGCAGGATGAGGTAGATTTCGGATTTGAGGCATTTGATGAGGCGATAGCGAATGAATCATTCATTAGGGGTACTTTAGTATCTACGGCAGTATCATCAAAGGAATATACATTACAAGATTGGACATTTACAACTGCATACGGTACCAATGGAGTACGTGAGATTTACGATAGTACTTTATATGGGGGGTTGATTGAAAGATATGCTTGGATTAAAAATGATGGAGAAATTACATCAACATATATAAATGTCAATTATGGTGAAAGATTGGATTTTAGTGTAGAAATACAAAGTTTATATGATACTATACCAACATATAATTCAATAAATATAGGAAGGATTTGGATTGAATCTTCACCATCAAATAATTACTATTTACAACCTGATGGATCTTGGGAATATAACCCAATACCAAATCCATTAATATCAATTGATGATTTAAGTGGTCAAAATATAGTTTCAACTGATTGGAATTCAATGGAGATAAACTCCGTAACATTTCCAACTTCAGGTAAATTATATGTTCAATTTTGGTTTACTGCTGCCGTTGGATTTATAAATGAAGTAAGATTCAAAAATTTAAATGTAACTATTTTACCTTCATTTGATGATGGTGGAAATCGAAGAAATGTAACTGGAGTATCATCAAAATACATCAAAACTACAGACGTAAATAACAACTCTTTAAATAACACATATTTAGACGATGGATTTAGCGATGTGTTTAAAGGAACTATTTTTGAATCCGATGGCGTAACTCGTACTAATGCACAGTGGAGCAGATTCCGCTTTCCCGGCGAATCCTTCGGATTTCGTAGACAGAATGCTACGGCTTATTGGGAGCATAACAGAGTAAACAGAACTAAGATAGATGCCACTTTCTATGGACTATTCAATGGTAGCGCAAATGAGCCGATTGGTTTAATTAACACCGTTATATTTACGGACGACGACCCTGATAAGGTCTACGCCATTGCAAATATGAAGGAAATTGACTTCAGCAGCGGAATATGGCAGGCAACTTTGGAGGAGGTATATGATACCAATAGGGATACGCTGACATCACAAAACTTTGCTGCTTCTTGGACTTTGGGAACTTATGCAAGTCCTACCAAGATACCGGCTACGCTGACAACTTCAGGGGGTTTCAGCATACAATCCAATACGGATATCAGATGGGATGGAGGAGCAAGTATCACAAAAAACATAACTGCTTCCATCAATGGTACGCTTCAATGCGCATCATATCCGACTACAATAACAATGACCTTAAAGCTGAATTCAACTGCAATTAAAACGCAGACATATCCTGTAAACGTGGCTAATCAGTCATTTACTTTCAATATGTCTCCTGCAACATCTACGACTATCGCTCCAGGTGATATCATTACCCTGAACATTACAAGTGCGACATCAATAACTGTTGCAGGCGGAACAATTTCCATACCTTCGGGTCAACAAGGACTAACTTATGACCCATATTATGACGAGTTCATACAACAATAGTGTAAAATGGCAGACGTATTAACGGCAAGCGGATTGGTTCTATATATTACGGATGGTGCGAATACCTACCCGTTCGCCTGTGCTAAAAATAGCACTATCACAATAGAGGCGGATATGATAGAACTTGCGCCAAAAACAAACGGCATATTCAGAGAGTTCATTAAGGGACGGCAGACATTTACGATGTCGGGAACGGGTCTGATTAAGATTGTACAATCAGGAATGCAACCCATTACATTCTTTGATGACTTCATCCTTGGAACGGATACGGTTTATGCTGGTCGTTTTGATATGATTGATCCGCAATCAAACTATAAAAAATATAGTTTTAATTGCTACATCACTTCGCTTACTTTGGAGTCAACTTATGGGCAGACTCCATCTTATTCTTATACCTTACAAGGAACCGGTGAATTCACTGAAGTACCGTAAATTTGTAACAAATGGCAACAGAACATAACATGAAGCCCATCCGAAAGGGTGATACATATAGTTGGGACTTGAAATTTTGGGAGGATTCTTGCAATTCAACGCCCATAAACGTATCCGCTTATACATTCAAACTTATGGCAAAGAACTCCGCCGGAACCACACAATTTACTTGGACAAATGCCGATTTCGTGGTTGGTGATACCAACCAAAGAACGGTCACACTTACTGCGGTTACTACTGCGACTTATACGGTAGGGGAATTCAACTACGACTTGCAAGTTACCAATCCATCAGGTACATACACATATATGTACGGCTTTGTGGCAGTTGAAGATCAAATAACATCTTAACATGGTTATTGAAGTAACATACAATGTGACGGATGTGTACATGAGTACCACCGTATCGCCTATATACATCACCGTTGACTATTCAGGTTCAGGTGGAAGCGGTGCATCTGTTTGGGGGTCAATTACGGGTACTCTGTCAAATCAAACCGATTTGCAGACGGCATTGGATGGCAAGTTTGATGATCCCACAGGAACGACATCACAATATTTGAGGGGTGATGGTTCTTTGGCTACATTTCCCTCATTGACGGGTTATGTGCCTTATTCAGGTGCAACAAGTGCTGTAGATTTGGGAGAGTATGGTATTTCAGCCGGTCAGGTTACTTTAGACGTATCACCCACAGGAACCGCTGCGGTAGGAACAACACAATGGAATGATACCATAGGAAGCAGTCAAACGACTCTGAAGGGAGGTAGTGTAGTGCTTAAGAATGGAGTTGATTTGGTCGCAAGGATAGTCAATAAGGTATCACCAAACACGACATTAACAAAGGCGGCATATCAAGCCGTACGTGTTTCAGGAGCGCAAGGTCAGAGGCTTGCGGTAGCATTCGCTCAAGCAAATAATGACAATAATTCAGCAGATACGATTGGACTTGTTATTGAAACGATTGCGACAAATCAGGAAGGCTTTATTATTACTGTTGGTCAGATTGATGGTATTAATACCACCGGATCACTTCAAGGGGAAACATGGGCAGATGGTGATGTTTTGTATTTGTCTCCAACAGTTGCAGGAGCATTGACAAATGTCAAGCCAACGGGAGCAACAGGGCATATTGTGATAATCGGATACGTTGAATATGCTCATGCCAATAATGGCAAGATTTATGTTAAAGTAATGAATGGTTGGGAGTTGGATGAGTTACATAACGTCTATATCTCCTCAGTTGCCAATAATCAAGGATTGTTCTATGAGTCTTCTTCATCACTCTGGAAGAACAAGTCAATCAGCACCGTCCTGGGATACACTCCAGAGCAACCGCTGACATTCAGCAGTCCATTATCAAGAAGTACCAATACGGTGAGCATTCCTGTTGCATCGTCTTCTGCGAATGGATATTTATCTTCTACGGATTGGTCAACGTTTAACAATAAGCAGAATGCTCTGACAAATCCAGTAACAGGAACAGGAACGAGCAATGAGTTGGCATATTTCAGCGGTACATCAGCAATTTCAAGCCTAACTACTGCGACATATCCGTCACTTACTGAGTTGTCATATGTTAAAGGTGTTACAAGTGCCGTTCAAACGCAATTAAATGCCAAACAAGGCACAATAACCCTCACTACCACAGGAACATCAGGTGCGGCTACATTGGTAGGAAATACACTTAACATTCCGCAATATTCAGGCGGAGGTGGAATGGCTATCGGTGGAAGCATTACATCTGCAACCGCAGGAAGTGTTTTGTTTGCGGGGACGAGTGGGGTGCTTGCGCAGGACAATAGCAACCTATTTTGGGATAATACTAATAAGAGGTTGGGGATTGGAACTGCAACGCCTACTGCAAATTTAAGTGTAGTAAAAAATGCTGATAGTGCTAATACATTTTACATATTAAATAGTTCAACAGGAACTTCAGCAAGAAATTTATTTTTGATTGGTGAAGCTTCAACTGGAGGTACTTATGGTTATTTATCCTATATAAATTCAGGATATACATCTTCAGGATTATTAACTCCTAATACTACACTATTAGCCTCGGCTTCAACAGGTGGTTTAACAATAGCAGCATTTGATGCTTCAGGTACTATAAAATTTGGTGCAGGAAATGCAACAAGTGCAATGATGACGTTAACTGCTACAGGTACGTTAAGGTTTAATAGTCCTTCAGGAAGCAATAACACATACTTAGAAGGTTATAGTTCATCAGGAAATATATCTGCTCAAATAAAGGAAGCATCTACAGTAGGTAGCGGTGGATTGCTATTTAACGGGCAAAGAATAGATAATACAAACGGTTCTGCTGCTTCTTTTAATGGTTATGTAGGAACAACAGCATCAGGAAATACTTCCGCGATAGTATTTAATGGTATTGGAGGAACAATAGCATCACCTGCTGATTTACCAACTGGTATACCTATTGCCATATTCGCAAAGAGGTCTGGTGGTGTTACTGTAAATCAAATGGCATTATTCCAAACGGGTAATCTATTAATACAAAATGGAGGCACCTTCACCGACGTAGGGTACAGACTCGATGTTAATGGAACGATGAGGGTGCAGTCTAATGCTACATTCGGAACTATTGCAACAGGAACGGGGATGTATTGGGATAATACAAATAATAGACTTGGAATAGGAACTGGTAGTCCAACAAATGTAGTAGATATTACAAAATCACTTGCAGGAGACAATGGAATAATAGTAACTAATACATCAAACAATGTTGTAGCACAAGCATCTCTAAATGTTAAAAATGATGTAGGAACTATGGGTTCGTTTAAAGCGTACTCATCAACGTTTTTTGTTACATCATTGCAAAACATGGCAGCATTTGGTTCAACCACAAATATTGCTTTATTTACAGATGCTGCTTCAGCATCAGGAGGAACAGGACATATAAAATTCTTGGTTGGTGGTTATGATGCAAGTCAAGAAAGATTAAGGATTAAATCAACAGGGCAAGTTAGATTTGTTCCATTATCTTCAGCCCCAAGTAGTCCTCAATCAGGTGATGTTTATTATGATTCTACTACAAACAAGTTAAGGTGCTATGACGGCACAATATGGAATGACTTATTTTAAAAACAAATAACATGGCAAATATTCAATCTGTTCAAATTTGGTCAAACGGTTCGGTAAAAACAGCAGAGGTATTCACATTACGCTCCATTGCAGATGACCTTGAGACTTCAGCGACATTCTATTGGGAAATG